GGAGAGATGTTCAAAATGTTGGACTTACCGAAACTCGTTTTGTTGAAGTGAAGAATATTTCTGACGAAGAGCTGTTGAAAATTTCAAAAAATAATTTTTTAAAGTCTTTAGCGTTACAAAAAAATTAATTTAAATAATGACTGTTGAAGAACTTTTGAAGGGTCGATCCGAAGAGGCTAAGAGGGTAATTGTTGGTGAAATTTTAAAAGAGATTGAGCGGCGAAAAAGAGAAAATCCTTTAAAGTATTTATTGGCTGATTTACAGCCGAAACAAAGATTACTTTTAGAAACTCTTGAAAATTTCGAAGGTAAATGGGTTGGATTCGGTGGTGCAAGGGGTGGTGGTAAGAGTGGTGCTATTCGCAAGATAATGTATTATCGGCGATTGAAGTATGCGGGCTCTGTAGGCGTTATATTACGCAAAACGTTAAATGATTTGCAAGACAATCATATTACACCGTTTTTTGATGAATATCCACACTTGAGAAGTGGATACAATGTTCAACAGAAATGTTTGACTTTGTCTAACGGATCAAAAATTTTATTTAGACATGAAGAAAACGAAGCGGAATTAATTGAAACATTTCAAGGAAAGAATTATGATGATATATTCGCGGACGAAGCAACACACAATAGTCAGCGGGCTTTGATTGCGATAGCGAATTCATGTAGAACTGTTCGCACAGATATGCGGAGTAAGTTTCTTTTGTCGATGAATCCTGGTGGTCGTTCTCATTCGTTTATAAAGAGAATTTTTATTGATAAAAAATATGTTGATAACGAAATAAAAGAAAATTACACATACATACAGGCGTATGGATGGGATAATGTTCAATGGGTTAAGGTTGCGCTTGCAAAAGATGGATTTGGATTAGATGAATTCTATTCTTGGGATGATGATAAGAGATTTGATTACTTCGTTAATCGTTCAGATTACGGAAGAGATTTAAATACTTTAAACTCTAACGATAGAAAAGCGCACTTATTCGGCGATTGGTATGTATTTGCAGGTCAATTCTTCTCCATGTGGACTTCAAAAAATGTAATTGACTCGTTTCAATTGCAGGATGGTATGAGTGTCGTGGGTGGTCTTGATTATGGTCAGAGAACTGTCTTAGAAGTTGGGGCGAGAGATTGCGAAGGGAATATCACGGTATTCGCAGAGTGTTACACAGAGCGCAAGACTCCGAGCGAAAGGGCGTTAAAAATTGCCGAGATGTTGATTGAACAACAATTATGGAATTTAAAGATTGTTTATGACACAAATATGAACATCAATCTTGAGCACTATACTGGTTACGATAAGACGCCAATACAAATATTCAGAGATACGATTGAAGAGAAATTCAAACAAGAAGGACTTGAAGGAAAAGAGCCAAGATTTATTGTAGTATCTAAGCATACGACAAACAAGTATGGTTATCGCGTTGCGTGTAACGAAGCATTCAAGGATATGCTTTTAAATTGTAAAATAAAGTTTGTATTAGATTGTAAGTACGCAATTCAAACAATACCCGAACTTGTATATGATGAAAAAGATAAGCATGGTATGGATTTTGACGAAAAGAGTGGTGTTGATGATCCTTATGATGCTGTAAAGTATATGATGATGGATTTACGTGTTCCGTATGCAAGTAAGCCAATTAAAAAATATGAAAATGAATTTGAACACATTGACAACGAAATATTCAAAAAAATAATCAATCGAGCAAATGCAAGAATAAGATCAGAGTTAATTTAACAAATAAAAAAAAAGGATAAAGCTGTGAAACAAACATTAATAAACTTTTTTGGAAAATATAAAAAAAGCACAATTGTTGCGATTGCAATTCTAACTATTACTGTTACTGCATTGGCATCATCTGTGTATACGCTGATTGTAGCAACTGAGTTAAGAATGAAGAGTGGTTCGTTTGCCAATTTTCAAGGGTTGTCTTACTTCAAAACAAGCGATTCAACATTATTCAAGGCTGGTGCTACGATTGCAAGAATTGATTCATTTACAACGTATGCAACTGCCGATACGCTTACTTGGTTAGGCGCGTCTGCTGGTGATGTTGCGATTGTAACGAATGTAACTTTCCCATATTCGACTGCTGTTGATTCTGTTAGATATTCTTGTATTGTTAGTACAAATCAGGTAATTGTAAAGCGAAACTCAAGTACTGGATCATTTAAATCTGGTGGACAATATGCGATTACTCTTCTTTCTAAACAACAATAATAATAAATGAATTTTACAGAGCAGTATAATTCTTTACGAAATAAGTTTGATGACGTCTTTTCAAGCGATGACGACTTTCAAGACAAACTTCCAAAAGAGGGTGATAAGAGAGTATCGCCATATATAAATGCATTGTGGGATGATGCTCTAAAGTATTTTAAATATTCTTTTGCAAAAAGCAAAAAAGATGCTTTAGTTTTTGGATATTCTAACCCAGAGGACTTTTGGAATGCTCTTGATAAGCTGGAGAACAATCAGCATTGGGAAGTATACGGACGTAGGAAGGGTGGAAATGATGATTGGAAACAAGAGCTTATTGATGGTGAGATACAAGATCAGTTACGCGCAAGGTGTTCGTTTATAACTGCCAATTGGCATGATATAACTATCACGCCAAATCTAAAAGGCATTAACGATATACTTGACCAAGAGCGAAAATCTACTGGTTGGGGGCAAAATGTTACGGAGTGGGTCAAGTTTGCACAGAAATATGGCTTTGTTTGGGTTAGGTCAATTCTTGATAAAACCGACAATCCAAATGGTGTTGCAACTGAAATATTATGCCCGCCCGGGAGTATCTTACGAACGCCTAACACAAAGTCGATTAAAAAGATTGACGGGTGTTGGTATTTGATTCATGCACAGCAGGTAAATGATAATTGGGTTAGTAATAACTATCCTAAATTAGATATAACTACTGTTGATCGTGGAGAGAAGCCAAAGTTTTTACAGATCGACAATGTAAACAAAGACGAGAGTTATACTCATACAAAAATGCTAAATAAATTAGAAGCATTTTTAGATGACGAAACTTTAGAAGAAATACCTTTTAGCAAAGAAGAATTTGAAAACAGGGTCGGTGAATTAATGGCAAATATTCAGGCTGGAGAACAAAATAGTGTTGCTCCGTTGCCAGAAGATAACCATAAGAAGTTTGTTAAGGCGTATATTGAGTGGCTTGAAGAGAAGGTAAATTTTTACGAGCAAATAGTTTCAGATGCACATTCGCAGGGATTGGCTTTGCTTCAAGAAGATGTTGACTTGATTAATAGTGTTGTTGGTCATGTCAGCGAGCAAATATTTTCACATGAAAAATACCTTGAAGAAGAAAAAGCAAAATCAAAACTTACAAAAATACCCGTTGGTAAAAGAAAAAAATATCCATTTGGTAGATATATAGTAACGATTGACGGTGTTACCGCTGAAGATGGTAAAAATCCATACGAAAATGACTGGAGAAAGTTATTCCATTACCTGCCAAACGAAAGAGTCCCAAACCGTGACGATGGTCGCGGTGACGTAGAAATTCTGTGGAACGATAATTTTGTGCTTGATACAATGTTATCAAGATTTGCTGATGATGGGTTATTGTCTACGATAAAAAAGCCATATTTCAAGGTTGGTGAAAAGAAAAGAATTGAGGAAGAAGGATACAATAATGACCCAACTATACCGGGATATTATGAAGAATCACCTCCTATATTCCCAAATAGTGGTGCATCGAACAATCAATATATTCAGTCTTATCAAATAGCAAAAAACAATATCAAGCAAAAACTTGGTATTAATGAGACTACATACGGCAAACGTGTTTCATCAAATGAATCTGGAAAACATGCCGAATTGATGCTATCGCAAAATGCTACAATTGTGACTGGTGAGTTGAATCAAAATTTAAATGATGTTATTGAAGATATTGTTGAAACAAGAATAATGCTTTGGAAAACGTTCTACACAGAGCCAAGAATATTTCAAGTTGATGGAGAAGAGCAATCGTTGGTTTTGGCTGAATATTTGAGACAACAAGAAATTGTTGAAAATGGTCAAACGGTATATAAGGATATGCCTGCTATACAGGTATCTGTTCGACCCGATTCAAATTTCCCAAATAAGGTAGAGTCGGAAATACAAACGTTATTACAATTGCATGATGCAATGCCAGATGACGTTCCAGTAGCTATGATATTAGATTATGTTGCGAATCGTTTTCCCGCTCTTGCTAAAAGTGGTAAATACAGAAAAGAAAATGAATTTGCAAAGATAGGGAAAGAAGTCGTTGCAAAACAGCAACAAGATAAACTTATTCAAGAAAAAAACGCACAAAAACCGCTTGAAGATGTAAAAAGAAAAGTTCAAAACAGAATGACAACTGAAGCTGCTAAACAAATAGCTGGAAGTAACGGTATTTAATAAATTTAATTTTTAGGAGATGTTATGGCAAAGAAAAAAAATAATGTTGCAGATGAAGTTGATAAAAATGTTCAATCTGATAATGTTGATTTACAAGAATCAGATGAAATAATTCAAGTAGAAATTCCTTCTGTAGAAGAAATATCTACTCACACAGTAATTGCAGATAATAAACTTCTTGTTGATAAAGAATTATTCTATCGCTTAATGATAACATCGGTGAAGGGCATTCCTCACAGAGGACATGCAGCTGTTTCAAAGTTTGCACAATTGCTTGGTGTTACTGATTCAGATGAACAAGTTAAAGTATGGCGTGATGCACAAGAATATATCGCAGGACTATAACAATGACGTTTATTGAATACTCAATTTTAGAGATTAAAAGAGCTATTGATAAAGATAAAAATACTGTTATAAGAGTAGAGCTATCTTCTGGCAAAGAAGCAAAAGTGCTAAAAATTTTGTCAATAGGTAGTGATTATATTGTAGGCAAGGGAAGAACTGCTGATAAAGGAGAGGTGGTAAACTTCTCTCATGTTGTTACGTGGATGTTTGGCGATTACAACGAATCTGAATGGAAGTGGAGTAATTTATAAATTATAAAGGTTGATTTATGGACGATAAACTTAAAGAAATAGCAAAGTCTTTTTCAAAAAAGAAAAAGTCAAAAAAGAAAAAAGATTCTCTTGAAGAAGTAAAAGAAAAATATATGCAGGGGATGAAAAGGGGTGATTGTTGATGAGTAATGTTGTCGTAAAAGAATCTTCTCATAAGATAGATCATCCGAGTAGAGACCCAAATAGGCATATATCAGAACGTGCTGCAAAGAAGCGTCTCAAGTCAATGAAGTTTGAGAGCGAAGGAGAAAAGAGGGACTATGAAAAGAGGGTAGCCGCGAATCCATTTAACATTTATGGAAACCCTGCCCTATACCCTCCGATATCAATACGTTCAGCAATGAATGATATGAGACCCGCTGTTACATGTAAAACAGATGGTTGTGGTGGATGTTGCACGTATTTAGATGGGTGGAAATGTCCACGATGTAAAGAGCAAAATTTGCCACTATGAGAATAGTAAAAGAGTTGCCAGAAAAAGTATGCTTTGATAAAGAAGACAAAATTAATTATTACCCAAGAATATGTGGTGAAATGTTGACATGGATTAATATTGATATTTGGGATAGTGGAAGAGAGGGTGTTCTTGAGAGTATTGAAGTAAGTGAAAATTTTATGCGTAGTTTGCAAAGATTATTTATCGGTCATAAAGACATTGAGAAATATTATTTAGTAAACGATGAATTAAGAAATAATGAAATAGCATTTAATTTTTCAGTAAAAAATCGTCTTCCAGATGTAGTGAAAAATAATGATAAAGTAAATCTCGAAACGTTTCTTGAAGCACTTGTTGATTTGCGTGAAAAAGTTATTGCTATTGGATTGGATATAAAAAAAATAAATAATAAACTTAACATTGTAGAATAATTCTTAACAATAAAGGAGTAGTAAATGATAGCAGTAATAGTAGATAACCATGCACATAGGCTTTTGAATAATGGACTTGTTGAAAGTGCTTTAATTCAAAAAGAAAATGATAATACTGTAGTATTTATTGATGAAAGAGACTGGAAAATTGTTTCACCTGAGAAAGATTTGGGTATTACTGGTGGTGATTTTTATATGATTAAAAAACAACTTGAAATGCTTCATGCTTTATTTCCAGATGGTAGAAATGGATTACCTGTTATTGGAGAAGTTGAAAACGAACAAGTCGACCCAAATTCACCGAGAAAATAATGTTAGAAGAAAAAGCAAAAAAAATATCTCAAAAAGTTTATCAAACAATTGTATCAGATAAGATACCGAATACGTTTACTGGCAAAATTATTTTGAATATTCAAACTGGTGGCGTAAGCGGTGATTCTGAACTTGAAATAAATGTTGTTGGGAAAGTAAAAATATAGCATAAATTATTATGGAAAATAAACAAAAAGTTTACATTGTGTGTGATTCGTGTAATGGTATTATAGATACTTATGAAGAATTTAATGTTGATTTTATTGATTATCTGAATAGATGTGATGGTAGAATTTTAACTGAAAATGGTAGTTTAATTGGTAAGCACACTTCAAACTCAATTCGCTGTCTCAGAAAAGATTTAAAAGAAAAACTTGACGATCAAAGTAAATATGAGATAATTGATTTGATAGGAAAACATGTTGACGCTAAATTTAGACTTAATCTAAATTTAAATTTAAATAATTATTCACGTACTGTAAGATATTCAGTTTTTAACAACTCCGGGAAAATAGAATTTTATAAAACAGATGTTCATCCACATGATGATAACTTAAAAATGATTGGATATACGGATATAGTAGTTTACGATAGATTGTCAAATGCGTTTCATATCTCGGAAATAAATAAATATCTAAAATGTATTGTTAATGGGGTTGAGAGAGAATTTAAATTGTTTGCTGGAAAAGATGGTATGTTTAAGATTGAAATTATGGAATAAAAGTTTGATTGTTTTTTTTGAAATAGAAATACGCGCTTTACTGTAAAAGTTTAAGAACTTATTTACGAAGGCGATAATAGCATACACAATATGCCGTTATCGCCTTTTTTGTTTTAAAAAGTTTTAATCAACGTCCCACAAGGACAAAAAATAAACTAATCTCACAAGGATTACCATGTCAACAGAAACACAAGAAGAAACAATTGTAGATGAAACAGTATCTGAATCTACAGCCTTACAAGAGGAAACATCTGAGAATCTTACAAAAGATAATGCAGAAGTTAAAAAAGATACAAAAGAAGAGGTAGAGGAAGCTGTTCTTGAAGGAATAGAACTAACTGATAACGATGAAAGAGGTAAGTATTCGTTTCAAATAGGAGATTCAATTTATTTCGGAAATACAAAAAAAGAAGTTTTATCAAATGTATTGAAGGGTAAAATAGAACAAGATTCTTATATCAAAAAGCTAAAGGTGTCTGAAAAGATAAAAGTTCCTGAAAAACATGCTGATGATGTTGAGCCAGTTGTTGAAATGCCAAACGAAAGAGAAATATACTCAAAACATCTCGAATCTCTTGCAAAACAACAGTCGATTGATGTCAAAATGTTTGGATGGTCTCGTGACCAATGGAATCAATATCAAGAAGATAATGGGTTACGTGATTGGGAAATAGGAAGAATTGTTGAGCGTGTAGAAAGAACTGTTCAGCGAGCAAACGAACTAACGGATAAAGATGTAGCTACTGCAAATGTAGCATATATCAATAATCAGGTTCTTGAAGAAGAAACAAACTCTGTTCGTGAAATGCTTGCAGAATCAGGAATTCCTGAATCTGAATGGGGAAAGTCTTTTGATTACGATGCTATTCTTTCTGTTGCAACAAAAAAAACTGGAAAAAACGGTGTAATACTTTCTGGTGCAATTACTGCTGAAGCTGGAAAGCAGATAGCAAAAATATTGCGACAATCAACACCTGTTAAAAAAGATATTGCAAAAGAAATTGATCGCGGAAAAGAACTTAAAGAAAAAATAAAAACGCCAATAGCTACAAGTAAAAAAACTAATGATGATAACGAAGAACTGCCTATTTCTCTTGATGAATTGACTCGAAAGCTAAAAGAGAAAATAAGGGGCGGTAAATAATAACAATTAAAAATTGAGGTAATACAATGGCAACTCTCGATACTACCTTTTTAGATTTGGCGACACTTACCAAATTCTTAAAGGTTACAAAAAACAATATTTATAATAAAACACGATTACTTAAAATTCTTGAATCTTCTGGACGAATCCAAGATGCTACAGGAACTTCCACTACATGGGATGTTGTAAAATCACGACATTCTGCTACTGGTCGTTTTTCTGGATATTCAACGGTTGTCAATCAGCAAACAAATCCTTTAGCGCAAGCAACACTTCCTCCGGGAAAATACTATGCAACAATCGGTATTGCAAAAGATGAATTGTTGATGAATAGCGGAAAAGAAGAAAAAAAGATTGACATGCTTAGCACTCAGATGAAAAACGCTGAATCTACATTAAAATACAATATATCTACAGATTTGTATGGAGATGGAACTGCTGTTGGTGGTATTCAGGGTGTTGTTGGTCTTGGTGCAGCAATTACTGGTTCAACTGGAACATACGCAAACATTAATCGTGCGACTGCTGGTAATGAGTTTTGGCGTTCAAATGTGAACTCAACTGGTTATACAACGCAACAATTGGAAGATTCAACGCATGCAGGATATATGCCAAGAATCATGGATAACATGGTATCTCTTGCAACGCATGATGAAGCACCTAATACAATCGTAATGACAAAAATTCTTTACAATATTTATAAGAATATTGCGCGAACTACAAATTTACGGTTTGACAATTCTGTTGCTGACTTAGGATTCCCTGCCGTAAAATTAGACGGTGTTACAATTACATTTGATGATTTCTGCACAGCTGGAACAATTTACTTCTTAAATACAAACGATTGGTCAATGTTTGTATATCCTGGTGCTAACTATGATTTCGATACAAGCGAAAACGGTTCTATTTGGAAACAGCCTACAGATCAGCTTGCAAAATTAGCTCACATTCTTTGGGTCGGACAATTCAGATTAGATGCGCCGTGGCAACAAGGTAAAATCTCTGGCTTACCAACATCGTAATACATGCTATTTTTTTAATAGCGATTAATAAAAAAATAAAAAAGGATTAATAAAATGCCTATTGGAAATATGAAAAACTATCAAGGTTCGCTCGGTGCGCTTGACGTGATCGATGACGGATTTAATAAGTGGATCAAAGTCTACAATGACTTAGGTTCTGCTGTAAACAATGGAGATGTATATTTTCTTGACTTTAAACGTGATGCAGATAGCCGTGCTGTTCCTGCATATCCAACGCTTGAGGCAACTGCAACAAGTGCCGTATATCGTCAAGTTGTTGTTGTTGACAATTCACCACTTGGATTGACAAGTATTGCCGATGCTGATTTTGGATATGTTCAGGTAGCTGGATATTGTGCAAAAGTAGCGGTTGCTGCTGGTGTCAATGCGGCTGATAGATTTATTCAAGGAGCTAACGCATCTGCTGTTGGTGCTGACGATGGAACTTCTATTACAACTGATTCTTTTGCAACTTCTGTAACCGCTTATGATTCTGGTTACTGCACAGCAATGTTGTTTGGACAACGTTCTCTTATTGGTTAATAAAAATGGGATGGTGATTATTTCACCATCCCTAATTTATCACAAGGAAATTAAATGAAAAAAATATTGTTTCTTGTTTTATTATTGCCTGCTTTTTTAAAAGCACAATCAACATATCCTGTTTTTGTAAATGATACTATAAGATTTACACGTCCTTCCGATGCAACAGCATATACATCTGGTGATATTATCGCAAGCACTGGAGCTTCGTATAAATATTTTACATTAAATAATATATCTCGCGGAAATGGATCGTATGGTAAAATAACAAACGTAGCAGTTCTCATGGACACTGCAAACGCAACAAACGCATCTGTTAAAATAAGATTCTTCTCTGTATCTGATACAACTGGATTATATTCTTCGCTTCCTGTTGACAACGCTGTATTTCAATCAAAATTTCAAATGGGTGGTGGTTCATTTTATCTTATTGGAGATGTTTCTGTAACGTTATCAATATTTGGAACAACTGGTGGTGGGGCAACTTCTGCAGAAGGAACAGCAACAGCATCATTACCGTATTTTTTACCA